CACGCAGGATGCGTCACTCGCACCCTGTTGTTGGGCAAAGCTACTATATTCCCAGTCCACTCGCCAGCATCAAGTAATTCCATCACATGCGATTGTTTGTGCTGCGCAGGATCATCAGCGATCTCATTCTCCGCATAATCAACCGTGAACAGATACTTTGCCGGGTACATGTTGCCATCGATCTTGGCAAGCCAAGGGCATGGGGTAGCGCGATCTAGAACGTATACAGCATGAGTGTGAGAAGAGCAGTCCCAAGGCTGGGCATCGTGTACTGC